CCTTGCATTTGTCCTGCAATCGCTTGCTTCATCTGCGCTTGTGCTAAAGTACTACGCAAAAGATCTTCATTGATTCCCATCTTACGTGCAACTTCGCCTGGAATCTTTTCGATGTCTAAGCCATACATCACACCCATCTCGCCATATTGTGGTCCAAGGATCTGGTTGATGTATTCGCTGGTTTGTACCAGGCGTTGAATCTCTAAGAGATTTTCCGCGTCCTTCACTGGCGTGTCATACTCAACTGTGATCATTTTGTCATCTATCTCAAATGGTTTGACATAGCCGAACTTGTTTAAGACGCGCCAAACTTTGCGCACAACTGGATGGTTGCATTCACGCTCAAACCTACTAGTCATCGCTTGATTCTCACGCATCCATTCTGCGTTCTGTATGTTCACCTCAGTGGCAGTTTTGTTTCCAGAACCTTCGGGAACAATTGGGTTAATGTTGAGCGCCAGATTAACCGCATTGACAAGCTCGCTTCGAACGAGCTGCGAATAGTTGGGATTGCCCTGAATGACCAACTGCTGAATCGGATTTTGAGATACGCCATTTGGTTGGACAGGGATCAATGCGCCCGGCTCGATGCGAGTTGTGTAAGGATTGAGCTCCGATCCTGATGCAACCATGAAGATGGGATTGCTGTTATAAGATGCGGCACGCAGATCGAATTCTGCCATGCGGTTGAGATCTTTGATGAAGGGCAGCAAATCAATGATAGGTCCACGCCCAAAGATTTCGCCTGCGTAGACGTTCCATCTGAACACGATCCAAGGCGAATAGTCTCGATACTCTTCGAGAATGAAACTGTTGCTGGCCTCATCAAGGACGAAATAGCAGTATTTGTTTTTGCCCTTGACCTCTGGCATGTAAACAGTGCCTTCGATTAGTTCGACTTCGGATGAGCCATCACTTTCACATTGGCGCTTGATGGCTTCGTTTAATGTGGCTTTTGGCCAAGTCTCTTGAACCAGACGGGCTGGTGTTTTGAACTTGCGGAAAACATTTTCAATCTGGTCTGTGTGACCTGGTTCGAGAGAGACCTGATGCAACGGTATAGACTTAAACCGCAAAGGATCATCATACGTACCTTCGTTAAGCAACATAACGCCGGTTGATATTCCCATCTCCTTGATGGCTTGGAACATACAATTTTGGAAATTGCTCTTATTAAGCTGCTCAAAAAATATGTCTTCCCACTTGTCGCACTGTATTGTCGCTTCGCGAATGTCAACATTAGTCTTACCGTCCATGATCATGTGGCCAGGTTTAAAGTGGCACCAATGGCGACCGCTGGGCATTAACAAGTTTTGAAGATTGGCTGCAAACTTATTAAGACCCACTATCGCGGTCGAATCGTACACGTGTGATGTTCGTGGTGAACCAGGTGTCCAATGATGAATCGCAAACTCAGCGCGATTAGGCATCGTCAATTGATACGCCTGTTGGTTCATGTTTAGCCAAAGATCTGAATTCGCTTTTGCCTGCGTATATCTCGCGTATATTTTGCTCGGATCTAGTGCCATGTTAGCCACCTAAAGTCGTGTCTGTACCACCACTTGATCCTGTCCATCCGCCGCGAAAACGACGCATCGCAGTGATTTGGTTTTCCATAAGCAGCTTGTTTTTAGCTTTTTCCTGAGCTTCTTCCTGCTTCATTTGAGCTTCCATAGCTTCTTCTTCTTTTTCGGCAGGACTTGAATAACTTCCAGCTGCCGTGTCTGTGCCTGATCCCATGTCAAAACTCCTTCGGGTTAATGATAACTAAACAATCGTTTCTTTTTGCGAGCGCTTTGTACAACCTCCAGGGCGTGTAGACGCCCCAAAGTCGTACACCTAAACACTGCTTAGTTAACTCTATGCAGTTATAGGGGTTAAGTCTTGGCAAGAACTGTATGCGATTGTGTATTGGTGCTATGTTGCATCGCACGACAGTTGCTCCCATTCTTTCTAAAATCTTCAACCATTTTCTGACCGAAGTTTCCTTTTGGAATACAACTCCAAAAGAAGTTCTATTAACAATGTGTTCGACTTGCACTATCGCCGACTGTTTCTTGTCGGGCGTTTCGCTCAATGCAAACACCGCTACATGCTGGAACTCGCGCATCATTTGACTGCGCTTTAACTCGCTAGTCCTAAAGACGACAAACAATTCTCGCGGTCGCTTATCGACGAACGGTAAAGCGAGTCCTGTGTACTCGTCCCAAACTTGTATAGCGGCACGATAAAGATGGTATGGGTTCCAGCGTCCACGCCATAAGTGCCTTTTAAACATTCGATCTCCTTGTTTTCACTTTCTACATCAGAAGCAATCAAAACACTTTGCGACTGATTTGCTCGAGCACATTTCTTTGATAGCTGATCGAGCGTACGTTTTAATGTCAATACGTTGGTCATTCGGCGTCCTGCATTTGCAATGGCGCTCTTACGAACACAGCCATGAAGCTGCCTTGACGTCCAGCATAGAAACTAATCAGGTCAACACCAACGGGCACATAATACCAAACGATGTGTTCGCGATCAGGCACAAGAAATCTGTTGCCTTGAATCGGAGACAATGTGGCTGGCAAAGCTGGTGGAGCAGATGGTGGCGCTGTAAGAGATACCGAGTAGCTGCACCATAAGTCACCGCATGTGGTAACCAAACCCATGGCTTGAGTTTTTGGCGGCCGAGTAATGGCGAAGGCATCAGAATTCCCGGCGAAGCAACAGAAGCGTTCGGGCGAATCAATGTTATAGCAGCCATCCACGATATTACCTTGGTAATCTTTGAGGCTGTGTAAAAAAAGGTCTGAGCTCATTTGTTAATCTCCGTAAGTGGTATGCGTGGCGGAACTCGTCTGCTCATTTGCCGCCATGGCTGTTGTTAATTGTTTTCACGCCAAGCTCGATATCTTTAACGGCTGGATGCTGATGAACGATACTGCGGTCACTACCGAATGGTTGAACACGCTTATGCGTTGCGAAGTTCGGCCGAGCATGAGTATCGCCTGAATGTTTGTCGGTAGTTTTATGCATGTTTATTGTCCTTTACGAATTCTGGCGACCAAAGATGGCAGCTTGTGTTTCTGGGTGAGAATGCGTGCAATGTTTTTGCGCAACTTATTCTCGCCTGCTTTGCCAAGATGATGAGCAAGCGAAAGGGCAGCGCGAACACGTTTAGGTGAAATCGTGCCTTTGCTATAACCCAAGGGGTAGGTGCCGTGTGGACCCGCTGTAACGAAGCCCTCGTATTCGCCGGCATTCGACATACCAGGTTTGGACTTTATTTTTTCCATGTCTTTGTCTTTAGGTTTTTTGGTGTCTTTACGCGTGTGCGAACGACCATAAGCTTTCATTAATTGTCTCCTAGAGTTTTGAGTTTTTCTTTTAGATCGTCCAACTGCTGGACAAGATCTGGTATCGATTCGATCTCGGCTGCCTGCTTCATGGCCGAAATAATGTTAAGGCCGGCTGCTACGCTTACTTCGCTGCTAGTGATAGCCGACATGACTAGCGAAAGCTGCTCTGCGCACGTTTTAGCCTCAGCAAAACCTGGAATCGATACCGAATCGGCGTCGAGGCCATTAAAACGTTTGCGCAAAATTGATTCGAGCTGCAAAAATTGAGGCATGCTTAGGTTGCCTGCATCAAGATTTTTGTGTTGCATTTTTTCCCAATGACCAAGCGCTAAACTTCGCGCTCTTTTATAGCTGACCGAAAATGATTCATTTTCGCGAAGCCAGCGATACAAAGTTGAGCGAGCTATTCCAAACTCACAGGCGATCATCGTGGTTGAATATCCTTGAGCGGCGTAGAAGATAACTAGCGCATCATGCTTGGACGCGTCATATTTGGTTGGTCTTCCGAGAACAATTTCTTGACAGCAGGCTTCGAAACGTCTTTTTTGGTCAGGGTCCGTGAGGCGATCTGCCAGTTCTGTAACCAATTGAGCCTGCATTCATCATCCACCATGTTAGCGTAAGCTTCAAAGCAGCGGATGAATTCTTCGACAGAGCGAATAACCACCACTGCGTATCCAGAAAGTAGCAATTTTTGCATAAAATCTTTCTGAACTGCCGATGGGCTTCCTTTTTTGCTCTTAAGTTCTACCCAGAGTCCAGCAAAGTGCTGGTTGGGCATGGCAAGAAACAAATCAGGGCACCCAGGTTTCACGCCCATTCTTTTTAGGCGGGCTCCTGTCTGCTTAGACCGATACTCGCCGTTGGGTATGTGAAACCACGCAGCCGGTGGATTCAAAATATGCAAATACTGAACAATTGAGCACTGTATTTGATATTCTGAGGCTTGCATTTGACAATCTTAACTTAAGATTAAAAAATAAACAAGTCGTGTCAACAAAAAACATCAAATATTTTTGATAGTATCTTTGACAGACTGTGGAGTGTTGGATTCTGGATGCCAGACCCCTCGTTCTTTGAACAGCTCGATTGCACTCTGAATCGATTGCTCTTCGCTGAGCAAGTTAGAACTTGAAGAGGAAGCACGTTTTTTTCTTTCCTCGCGGTACTCGTGAGATTGATGGCAAAGATTCCTAATGTCCACAGGGGTAGGTGGCCAGCTATTATCGAATTTATCATTTTCCATCGGATTTTCCCACCTTAAGAATGCTTCTCTTATGACCGCTCGAGAGAACCGCATGCAAAGCAGAGTCCAAGCCTTGCGCATGAAAATATAGGCGTCGCTATCTTGCCATTGGCTCGTGAACCTTTGAAAATAATCAAAACTGAGCTTATCGAAGATGTCGTCGACGTCGATACTGACTTCCTCTTCGGAGCGGAAGAGAACCGGAGGAGGAAAAAGGCGGTTCGAGTTTTCAACTCCCAACGAGGGGGTCATAGCCTGCCTGTTGCTTTTTTGCTTTAAATTGTTCGTGGATGGACAAGGAGATGACGTTTTTTGACTTTGATCTCGGTTTTCCGTGTCCTGCGTAAGATTTAAGTTTGGAAGTGAGCAATCGATCATAAAATATATCCTCATGAGGTGGGGTAGGGTTTAGCCAAGTTGAAACAAAGTCAGTGCCTGTTTTGGTCAGGCCACAGGTAAACAAGCTCTTGTTTACTTTAAGATCCATTAGCAAATCTCGGTCACAGCAATTTGTATCGTGATTGAGCAACATGAATAACAGATGGTCAGCAAAGCGGGGGATGAAACGATCCCTTTTCCTTTGAGACCATTGTGCAACCATTGACCTAAAATATTCGCGTTGTGGTTTCGTGCGAAATGTAAAATGTTCATGAATTTTTAATATTGCAAGATAATCCAATTGACCATCTTTTAAATTTTCACTAATAACTTTCTGTAGATGTCTCTGTATATATATAATGAGTGCATCCTCTTTGTAGTTCTCTTTTGAAACCACATCTGTGCATTTTGAAACTACAAGATCGTTATTGTCCTCCAAGTTGTAGTTCTCTTTTGCAACTACAAGTTGTGAAATTCTATATAAATTACTGGCTTCGATCGAATGGTTAAAAGTACATTTTGTCATCTTTTGTTTATCCTTAACATTGAGGAGAACGGTAGGAATGCCGGAGCGAATTTCCTCCAATTTGTCCATATTTAGAGCATACCATACGGTATGATTGTGGCGTGTATTTTCCCCTTGACTGATCTTTAAAACGCCAGATTTTTTTAGACAAGAAGTGGCGCGGAGAAATTTAGATCGATTATATGGAAGATCTTTTAACCAGACCTCAATGGTACGGTAAATACCTTCCGAAGGGTCACGGCTACAAAGGCCACTCCAAAAAATGATTTGTTGAATGATTGTCGCCTCGCAGACACCAAAATGACGAGCATCCTTAATATTAAAGCTGCGAAAATCTGGATCGGCTTTTTTAGCCATAGCGAAACTCTCATTTAAAACTAAACAAACAACATGAACTAGACTACTCCTGTCTGATGACACTTGCAATAGCCTTCGCAATGCCTTATGATATTCTAAGCACACGAAGGGGAACAAAATGAATGCAACAAAAATGAACAAAGAAGAAATGACACGCTTTGCGCTGCGCAAGGCTACGGAAATTGCTGGAAATAGGCAAAAACTTGCCGAGCTCCTAGATTGGCCGCGGCCTAGCATCAATTATTCAGCTTCGACAGGGACGTGTCCACCGTGGATAGCATTAAAATTAGCTAGATTGGTAGATGAAATGGATCCGAGTATTACTCATCCTAAAGTCTATTCTCGTGTGATGGTTGAAGCGCAAAGAGCGGTCTGGCAGAGAAAATAAAATTTAACTTAATTTAATTTCAAAAACATGCAGGGAGGTGCAAAATTTAAGGAACTCTATTATGGAATATAAAGACTCTATAGACCTCAGCAGCACATCTACCAATCTTATAACCTATAATGGTAAACCGTATATTAAGATATCGAGCTTTAGAAAGTTCGTTGTTATGGGATCTGGTTTAACTTTAGCTGTGATCTGCTTTATCTTAAGCATGGACAGTACAACTTTTTATCAGATAATAAGTTTTAGTGCTGGTTTGCTATTTTTTGCCGCTGGTAGGTACAACTAATAAATAAAAACTAAAATTTACCGTATTATTTTCTATTGACATCCTGTCTCATGGGGTAGTATACTCGTCTAGTTGTTTAGATTTAAAAACTACTAAGGAGAGAATTTATGTACACCCATGAGCTTGGGCCTGACTTTACAGATGCCCTTACACACTATGCGCATACCTATGCTGATTTCGATGATTTACCGGTTAGCGATCAAGATAAAATCTTTACCACTATTACGATCTCAGAGATTTTCAGCTGTTTTACGGCCGATGAATGGGCGGATGAGTGTTCTGAAGATATGTCTATTTTCGAATGGGCCATGTGTATGGCTAGAAAAGTAGGGTATTCTGATTATTACCTGAATCTAATTCGGGACAAATTTGAAGAAGAGAGACTCGACTACATTAGATTTCTTATTGACAACGCCCTAGATACTAGAATTGAAGAGAGCCCTTTTAACAATGTGTTTGACCCTGCATGGGAAGCGGGATATTAATTTTTTTTAAAAACAAGGAGAAGAAAATGACAACTATACAGGATAGTCCTCACGATAATCTTGACCCTAATGATCCGGAGGATTGTTTAACCATGATGCTGTGCAAATCAATCATGGCAGATACTGATGAGCAGTGCATTCAATACTGTGATTTAGCCGAGGCAACAGTAAACAAATATGACCTTTCCCAAAAGGCTATTACTCGTGCCAGAGCAAGAACAATGGTGTTGTTGCGGTGTAGGATGACGAAGGAGGAAGCATTATGAATAATGAAAAAAGTATTAAGGAGGGGAGAAAATGAAAGATTCACAAATTATTGATTCTTTAATAAATGATGATCATTTAAGTAACAAGGAAAAGGAGGGGGGGTTATGACAGATTTTGAACTTTTTTTACTAGACGACTGGTGGCGTGGCGAAGGTTATGATCATTGTGAGGACTGGACTAAGGAGGACGTACTTAATTGGTTTGGCGATCGAGGATACATTTTCGTTGAATATGATGATGAGGAAAACGATATTAAATTTAAAATCATAAAGAATTTTATTTTTATCTCCGAGTTTGTCGATAGTGACTGGAGGGTTGTTCTATACGAATTAGATTCTATTTGCTGTGAGCCCTACACGTCTTGGCCATATACCGACTTTAGCTGGGAAAGAAAAGATTTAATCAATCTACTTTATAAAATGAAACTGATAGAAAGGATAGTAAAAATTGAAAGTATTTGACAGGTATATGGGGCAGATTCGCCGCACAAAAGATATCAAGTCTTTACAGGAAATAGAAAGGCGTACACAGCTTTTAATTTCAGATCTCCAAAGGGAGCTTTCAGAGATAGAATCTGAACGCGCTCACGAGATTTTTAAGATATAATAAAAAAAGGGCATCGCTGATTTAGGTCGATGCCCGCAAAATTTTTAACGATTGTTGTTTAGTTAAAAACATACCCTTAGGAGGCACATATCATGAGCACATGCGCAACATTTAGATACCAGACCACTATATCTCGGAATTCAGACGATCTCAAGAAATTTCACTCACCAATTATGGATAAAACTACATTTAATCCTCACGTAAGAAAAGTTTATACGCATTGGATGCGTGATGCTATTTCGCCAAAACAGAGGAAAAGAAGCTTTAAATTGTAGATATATGTTGTTGATTTTGGAGAATAATAATGAGTAGAGAAGAGTTTTTGGCTGAAAGACGTCGAGGAATAGGCGGTAGCGATAGTGGAGCTATTTGCCGCGTTAATAAATGGAGAAATCCGGTAGATGTTTATCTCGAGAAGATAGGCGAAGCGGAGGAAACACCAGATAATATTCGGATGCAGATTGGACGTGCCCTCGAAGGAGGCATGCTTAATTTGTATGAAGAGGTCACAGGACAGCAACTCAGCTATAACCCAGGCCTTTTAATTCATCCTAAGCATGATTTCTTACTGGCTCATGTAGATGGAATTGTTGAAAATTCTCATGTAGTGGAAATTAAAGTCTTATCTTCGCCTCATTTTGATGAATGGGGTGAGCCGGTAGAGGATGGATATGATCCACAAGCATCAATACCAATATCATATTACTATCAGCTTATGCATTATTTAATGGTCACAGGTCTAAATGAAGGACATATGTTTGCATTTCTCGGTGGGTTTAATCCTGTGAGACTATACAAGTTTAAACGTGACCCTGGGTTCATCGCCCGCATGAGAGCCGATTTAATCACTTTTTGGAGGGATCATGTCGTCAAAAGAATTCCTCCGAGGCCTATGACTCAGGAAGAAGTTAAACTTTTATTTCCCTTACCAAAGACGGATAAGATGAAAGAAGCTAATGTTGATGATGAATTATGCGTGAATGACCTGAAGCAGATAAATGAAGAAATAAAACAGCTTCAAAGCAAAAAGAAAGAAGCTATGGACGCTTTAACAACGAGGATTGGCCCTAATTTGGGGCTGAAAATCACAAACCAAGAGGGAAAAGCTCGTAAATTAGCTACCTTCAATGCTAATAAGAATGGCCATCGAACATTCCGTGCGTATGGTTAAACAGGAGAAAACAAAATGAACCAACTATCAACAATACAATCAACAATCATCGATCCAGCCAAGAGTGCTTTTTTAGATGATGAAACCTTTAGACGTGAAGCTGAATTTGCCATGCAGGCTTTCAACAAAAACAAATTCTTAGCTGATGTAGCTTTGAAGAATCCGAATCAGGCAATAGCTGCGGTCAAGAATATTGCTGGTATGGGACTCTCGTTAAATCCTGCCTCTCAGCTTGCATATTTAATACCTCGCGGTGGTGCAATTTGCTTGGACATTAGCTACAAGGGAATGCTAAAAGCGGCCATTGAGGACGGTGCATGTCGAATGGCTAAGTGTGGAATTGTGTATGAGTCAGATGAATTTCAGCTGAATGGAATATCCGAAGAACCAACCCATAGCTATGATCCATTTTCGAGTGATCGAGGCAAAATGATTGGTGTGTATGCTTGTTTAAAGCTTAATGACAAAGATTATTATACTGAGACGATGAATGTCGACGAAGTGAATAAAATACGTAATCTAAGTGCTTCCGGAAAGAGTGGCAAATCACCATGGGTCGATTTTTATGATCGGATGGCGATTAAAACAGTGTTGAAGAGAGCACTTAACTTTTGCAAAGGTCGATCGCCGAAAGTGGATAATATGATACAATACTTAAACGATGAGGCAGGCGAGGGGATTGACTTTCATGCCGCTTCGAACGTTATTGAAGGAGAATCTGAGGTGTTAGATGAAAAATCTCCATTGGAGAAATTAAAGACCTGTATTTCTCTATGCGAATCAATGGAAGAATTAGAAAGTTTTTTACCCGACATTAAAGCGTTGGATGATAAAGAGCGAGAAAAAATTCGCACAATTTATAAGGAAATTTCTTCAGAACTACAAAAGGATATTAAAAATGACTGAATTTAATGATATTGACTTAAAAGATTTGGCAGAGAAGGGCAGCGAAGTGGATTTTCGCGTGGCCTTTCTCAAAGACGGAATGAGCAAAGCAGGTAACCCAATGATTACTGTGGGTCTGTCTTGCACAGATTCTACGGGCTTAAAGTGCAAACCACTTTTGTACAATTGGCTCGTAGGAACAGAGGGAGCGGCACGATTCATCGATGAATTTGTGGACAGCTTGGATGAGGAGATGAAAATCGTTTTTGAAAATGATGCTTGGATTTGCGACTTCGAAAAACTCAAGGAGCGAACTGGCAAAGCGTTATTATCACTCGACGACAAGGGATATGTTCGTGGAAGCTGGGTAAAAGCTGAACGCGAAGATAAAGACAATCCTCAAACTGACTGCATAAGTGAGGAAGAACCATTTCCTGATGAAGAAGTGCCCTTCTAAATTTTAAAAAAACAAGGAGAAAAAACATGAGCGCAGGTAATCTTATTCTATCTAGAGAAAAAGGACAAACTGTTAACATCTATGTAGGGAAACAAAAGATTAGTGTTACATCTTTGCCCAACAATAAGCTTGGCATCCGTGCTGAGAAAGATGTTAAGATAATGAGAGAAGAGCTCGATGCTCCTCTGCTTTCTAAATAGCAAAAACCCCCTAGAGCTGCTTAATTGCGGCTCTTTTTTTTTGAGAGATATAAAAATGATAGAAGATAAAGAATTTGATTCTAGATTTCTAGGAGCAAAAATAAATTCCACCGTAAATAAACTAATACAGTTATTAAATGACGTAAATAAAGCCCAACGCCTGTTGCGTAAACGAACATTCAAAGATAAGGACTATGAGATTTTAATTGAGCTTTTAAAAGAAATAGACTGGTCCTTACGCATGGAAAGCTCAGCAATGCAAGATACATTTGTCTCATATCGAAAGAAGCGGGCAGACATTCCTAAGATCAATTCGGCAACTGCATTGTTAGAGAATCTAGATCAAATTAAAGATATTTTCTTTCCAAAAAATGATGCGGAGAGTTAATTCTTTTTGGTTTGGCGATAGGATATACACAAAGAATTGCCGAGGAGGGCATATATATTACACAATTTCTATCTTATATCTCTGATAAACTTTCTTATCAGAGGTAATAACTGGAGGGGAAAATGAGCGATAAACTATACTTTTATGATATTAAATCAGATTATGGAGATCTTGAAGACTCAGGCACGTGTGGATGGGGAACAACCATACATACGCGTAAAATAGAGAGAGTGGCTACGGAAATTATGAATGCCGTCGGAATAGATATAAAACATCTATATGAGGATCAATTTAAGAACAGTAAGCAGGAATGGTGTATTCATGTTCGAAGATTTGAAGATGAAAAATCTTGGAAAGATTATTCTGATTTCCTCTTATATGAAGAGACTGGGCTTTGCCAATACTGCAATCACGAGGCCCTACCACTTAAAGATTATAAAATTCCTGTAAGTAGAGACATGAAACTTGAAGACGTTGAAAGAGTATTAAAGTGAGATTAAACACAATGATGTTAAAAAAGTGCATAGTATGCCAAACTGAGATATCTAGGTTTACGTTGAGCACTAATTATTGTTCAACGTATTGCCGAGAAGAAGATATAGAAAACCTAACTAATTTAGTTTACGAATTAAATATAGAATTAAAAGTCTTTAAGCAAGAATTCACAGCAATGTCGGATAGAATCTTAGAACTCGAATGGCAGGTGAAAACTGTTACATAGCGCCTAAAATCAACAGATTCCTTATTTCCTGTAATACTAATTACAGGAAATAGCAGATCTATATATATGTATCATCACCCTATTACACTTTCCAATGCAAAAGAATTCATTTGCGGAGTCATTGGGTTTTTAGAATATCCAAGCTCTGGCATTAAGCCAGCTTGATACGCTTGAGCGACGATCATAAATGCATCGCTGCCATTCGAGCTCCAATCATGGAACGGACCACCGCGTGCACCGGTATTTAAATTCTCTCGAGCATGGTATTCCATTAGTGCATCCAAACCTATCCGACACTCTTTCTCATCAAAGTGATAACGTTTGAAAAGTGCGCGACTGTACTCAATTTGATCCATCTTATCTTTGCTGCGTGGGACAGCTGTGAATGTAAAACCCAAACGCTGAGCTCGATGTATTCTTTTTTCGCCCGTGCTCCAGTCAGCGTGGCAAATGTCGTGCGGGGCAAAATGACGAGCGAATACAAGTCCCCTACTCTCTCCAAATTTTTTAACATAGTTAATGTAATGCTCCATCGCTTGCTGATTATTCTCATAATAATGAACGAAAGTTATTTCCCCATTTCTCTTAATATAAAAAAACCAAATTGCAGTCTGATCATTAAATCCTAAGTCCCACGCAGTATAGAGAGGATTTTCAACCGGCAACGGAAAACCTCCAATGCGATTTTCAGAACGCGCTTTTCTCAAATAGTTAGAGAAATAGCTGTTCTCGAGCGCGGAGCTCCAGTCGCAGAAGAATTCCTGCTGGAATTTCTCAATCGACATGGCGCCGGCAGCAGTTTCCAGATCAGAATCGGAGATATATCTTTCTCCCTCAGCTGAAAGGGTTTCTAAGACATCTCTTTTGTCGACATACCAGGACTCATTACCCAGGGCGTGTTGAAACAATCTGTAAGCATGATTATGGCCACGAGGAGTGGTATTTAAGATAATCCAACCTTTGTTTTCTACAGCAGCCGGAGACAAATAGCTAAATGCTAAGGGAGTTTGAAGAGAATACTCACTGAATACCATGCCGACCGGATTCGTACCAACCACGTAGTTGTAGTGGCTAGCTCCTACTATCTGAATAGTCGATCCATTCACTAGGTTGATGCGCATCTCAGTATTATTAATTTTATTTATAATAGTTGGTGCCAAATGATCCAGAAAGGCAACACCCCCGCTATCAATAGCCGTCCACAATGCCTTCCGCCCTTGTTTTGCCGTGGGAAAAATATAGAAATAGTTTCCCTTTCGCTGTAGAGCTTTAATTAGCATAATAATCCAGCAGGTCTTGTCTTTACCACTTCTACGATGCCAACTTATGATAGCTCTATTAGTGTTTTTTACGAGCAATTCGTGCATCAAGACAGCTTGATAAGGTCTCGGCTCGAACTTGTACGGCAAATACTCTACATTAAGCGGCATTTTTTCTCTTAGATGTGGTTTTCTTGGCTGGTCGTTCAGCAAGATATCTCAAACCGTCGACAAAACCTTGAGCCCCAACATAGGTGGGCACCAATAGTTCGATCACATTTGTGATATTATGAACTAGCGCGGCAGGCAAATTCAACATATTTGTGACTAGTGTGACTCCGAATCCGAGGATTGTCAGCCATAATTTTCTAGATTTAAGCGGTTTTGGTATACTCATGTTTGTCTCCTAGGTTAAGTATTGAATTGATTCTAGAAGTAGCGTCTTCTAGCGACGTAAATTTTGGATTAGGGGCCCAGTATTTATAGTAGTACTTAATTAGCCCCTCCTCGTCATCGGCTTCTGGCAGCCTCTCAGGCCATCTCCAGTACTGAATTCGAGCCATTACTGTGGCAAGGCGCAGATCCCACATTAAGCAATTTGCAGAAGGTTCGGCAACGTACTCACAGATGTTTAATACTTTGCGTGTCAAACGAGGTTTGTACTCAAGGACAGAGTCCCACAGGTCATAATATGTGCGCCTTTCCAATTGGTAGATGGACAAAGCAGGGCCGACTGGGAATTGCTTGATATATGTACCCATTCTAGACTCCGATGCACACGTAAATAGCAAGAGTCGTCTTGCTGCCGCGCTATTCATCTTTAGCGCATCTAGAGCGGGATCGATGATGAGTCTAAGAAGCTGGGTCGTGTTAATCATTGTTTTCCTATCATTCGAAATAATCGAAAATTATTAGCATATCGATCTGATTTGCTGGATAAGGATCAGCAAGAGTTACTGCTTCTACGGTCAGCGTATACGTAAGAACTCCCCCAGGAGTAGTTTGCATCATTGCGGCCTCACAAGTGGCCAAAGGCATAGCACCAACAGGAGGGACAGTAATATACCAATTGGTTATAACAACGGCTTTAACTTTTGCTGGATCCGCAGTATTGGGGATAATCCCATCAGTCCACGTGTTCACTGTTGCTGTATTAGTAACAGAGATGACTCCACCAGCTCCTCCACCTCCTTCGGTGTGTTCATAAACTCTATGCACACAGCCCCTAGATATTCTCTTGGTACCCCCCGTATCTACAACAGCGATAGTATTCTCAGCTACCCAACCTCTAGTCGCCAGCGTCGTATCTGAGAAACTTGTAGCCGGAACGGTTGGGCTCGGTGAGCCTTCAGCCCAAGAAAATGCGCCACCTGGAATATCTGTCCGCACCTCCACTGCCTTACTTTGGATATACGTAGCGAAATTAAGGTTTTCTTTCCCTAGAACTATATTTCTATCATATCCTCCACTCGCCGGAAGAGTGTACACCCATGTCGCAGCTGCTGATGAATCATCAGAAGTTAGTCCATTGCCACTCACGATTTTCCCTGTGGGTCCAGTATACTTGGCTTTAGTATCAAGAACAGTTTGCACATTTGAAGGCGTCGTAGTTTGCGTATCGAAGTAGCCTATCATAGTAGCGCCGGATCCCGTAGCATCGGCATTCTCTGCCAGTTCGGTTTCGAGTTCAGCTGCAGTTTTTCCGCCTGGATCTAGTGGAGCGTCTATTATATCTCCGGTTTCATCTTTAGCCCAAACTCTAGGAGTTTCGCCAGCTCCTGGAGTTGAAAGCTGAGGCAAGACAAGATCTTTTGAGGTTAGGTCACCCTCAACCAAAGACGGGATATTATACTTTGGAGTGATATTATCGCTATAATATTGAAGATCATTATCCAAGATAAAATTCACGTCGAATTTGTTGTTGAGATCGGCTGCAGTTAAAGGCGCACCGGGTGCAAAATTATCTGGCTCTGAGATTTCTATGTCTCTCACTATAGCTATAGTAGCTCCAACGATAGGCGGCGTTGTAAACGTAATGGAATAACTCGCAGTATCTCCTGAAGTTATAGCGTCAACGGAGTAAGTTGTATCATCCAGAAGTGTTCCATTAATGTAGACACGAATATCAGCTTGCTGAAAAATCCATTGAGGGATAAGTGTATAAGTAGCTGCACCGGTTGAGACGAATGAATAAACGGTTTGCGTTGCGGGAGTAGTAGGCATAATTTGCTCCTATTGTTGATTCTCTTGTTGAGAAAAGAAATGGTTCCAGACTGAGACGGCCATCCAGTTTCTCGAAAACGGTATATGATTTTTAGCTAGATGTTCTGTCTGCTGCAAAGCGGTTTTACGAAATGCGCGATTTTCGTCAAACATAAAATTGGTGGTATGTTGAGCTAACGAATTAAGATAGAGTAAAATTGAATTAGCATCCGAAATAGTAGGACCCATTTCATCTAAGATAGACGGGTGAGGAGAAGCAAAGGCGCCAATAATATCTCCTGCAATTCCTCCTGCTGGCAAAGTGGCTTTTGCAATATTTGCGCCAGCTCGTAATCTTTCTTTTGGATCATCTGAAAATATATCCAAAGTAAATGGTTTATTATCCATTTTGGCTTTAGCATACATTCCTATCATGCCTAATGCCGCAGTTCCTGTGACTATTTGTCCCAACTGGGCAAGCATTTCACCCTTGGTATCTGATCCTCTGATAGCACGCATTAAAACCCTATTATAGAATCCGACAGAATAAGACTTGTATTGCGTTAGCAAGTTGACTGCCATACCCCAAGGCGAAGATGCAATTATTCTTTTTTTATGGGAGTCAAGAAGATAATCGAATCCAGGAACACAATATTTATATTGATCGTGAAACATACTGATAGCTTTAATGAGTAGCTTCTGGCGTTGCTCGGCAATTTCATCTGATGTTTTAGCACCGGTTAAACCTGATATTTCTTTGTCCGACATCTCAGACCAAGCGTCTGGAACAAGATATTTTCCATGGCCTTCAATTTGAGTTTGATGTTGTCGCCAAAGATCCCATTCTTCGGGTGAATAATTATATGCCATTAACGTTTTCTGAGCAGCCTTAGGGAGGGATTTTAAATCTTTATCTGCAAAGTTTGAAAGATGTCGAGCTAATCCTATCTGGGCACCATTATTTATCCCTCTATCCCAAAATTTCAGCAAATTTAAAGTAAATTGTAGATTGTTTAACCTTGCCATTGCCCCAGTCAACCCATCTATTTTCGCTCCAAAGGCATTTGAAGAGCCTATGAACTGTTTGGAGACCACATGACAAAGATCTAGTACATCTTTTTGCTCTCTAGAGGTCCCAAAAGCGTTCATTAGACTGTCGATATTGGTTTTAAGCGCATCAATCCTTCCCATGCCCCAGCCATATCTCATTAATCCATATTGATTGGGCATATCAGTAAGAACTCGGTATATAGTCTGGCCCATATTTGTCAGATTATTAAAAACCTGAATGTTCTTGAAAAATGTACCGATCTTGCCATGATCCATACCATAAATTTTACCTGACGCATTTTGAAACATGTATTTCATGTCCCTGATTGATTTATTCGCAGCGGTAGTTCCTTTATGTGCTTCTTGGAGCTTGTCCGTCATATATTTAAAGTTTTCTTCGGCATCAGGCCCAAAGCGATCAATTAATGCTATTTTCATAGCGTTTCTCATAGTATCAGCTACGATCGTATCTAACAGAGATCCTCCACCATATTTAATCTGATAATTAACATATGAGGTACCATCCTTAATAAAGAGTTTCCTTTGCTTAGACGCAATGGACATTGCTAACGAAGATTTCCGGGGAGTGATAGATTTATCTAATGATGTGGTTTGTGTATTAATAATGTGATCCCAGACTTCATTTAATGCATCATCTATAGCTTTGGGGTCATTCGTATCAACATCAAGGAAGGATCGAGCAAGATCGAGAATTGGGAGAATAAATTTTTTCCACATATGTCTAGCTACAAACTGAGAATCAAATTTTTTAAGTTTAGAATTTTTTACTATAGCATCATATTCCCCTGATCCTTTCAGATTTCTAATTTCTTTGCTCAGTCCCGAAGGAGTAAGCATTTTTCCTGCATTATGGAATTGGTAAGCTATGCGCCCTTCTAGTTCGTTTATATCTACTGAAGATTGCCGCAGAAATTTAACCATACGAGCAGAATGTTTTGCTACTATTCTAGCTAACTTTCCAGTTCTGTCGTCAGAAAATTCTCCTTTCATAACTTGATCTGCCACAGCAGCCGATGTGTCTTGTTTCATCAAATCTGGAGTACCATTGATCTTCTCCAGATCTGTAATAAATGATTTTAGAAAAAGGCTTGCAGTAGCTTCAGCAGACGTTTTAATATCATCCTTGGTTCCTGTTCCTTCCCCAGTTTTCAGGTCTATTTCATGACCTCCTCCAACGAACAATTTTCTCATCACAGCCTTAGGGTTATACTTTTGTAGTTCTAGCATAACATCAATTGCATTTTTCGTTAAAATATTTTTCTGAACTCGTTTTTTGTAGTTTTCTACTAAAGTATTTAAATCATCCATTTTAACTTTAAATACTTTGAGCCTAGCTTCAGCTGGAGTTAATGAGGGATCGCCCTTCATTATTTTATCGCTCATAGCTCTGAGCTGTCTTTCTAGTTTATTGAGATCCGACTGTGTTAGCTCTCTCTGGGCTTCATATTCTGGATATACATAATTTCCATCGATGTCTTTCTTATTTATAAGGTTGTAAAGCTCTTTTGCACATTCGTTTTTCTTTGCCATTATTCATCCCCTACAATACATTTAATAGCTGCATTCAATAATTTAGTCTCATTTTTATCACCAGCTTTTAGAGCTTTAACGCTCTCTAATAGTTCGACATCCTCAGGGGTGAGCTTACCGCTCTCTTGGAGATCTTTTATTCTCTTTTCCATGGCAGATTCAAACTCTTCTTCAGCTGGTTTTACATTCCCGGGATCATCTTCGTTTAATTTCTGATCGATGATTTTACCTGAGTCGGGATGGCCAGTTGCTGAATTTTTTCCCTTCAGAGTGGCTGTGGCATTACTTACAAAAGTAGGTCGACCTGCTTCGCGAGAAGTGTTAAAGATTTCCTTCTTATTGTTTAATAAGGCAATGGAATCGTTAATTTTCGATAGTTGTAAAGCAGCTTTATTAAGCTGGGGCAAATAATCTGATTGAAACTTGTTGTCTGGAGGGTTAGCTATCAAATCTCTTAGATGCTCTTTTCTGGCGTTAAGATGAACAGAATTTACTGAATTTCCTCTTGGACTATTTTCTATTTCTTGAAGCTCCCCTTTATGTGTACCCATCTTTGATACAAATTCTTCGTCTTCGGGAGTGACTTCTGCAGGAGGTAAATCGGCTATTTCTGATACTCTTTTGGCTGCATTGGAATCATACAAGGCTGTTTTAATCATATCAGGAAGAAACGATAATTTTTTATAAACCTCTGGCGACCCCTCTTTGATGATGCCTAGGGTACCTTTCTCGTGATTTAGCTGTACAAGAGGTGTTAGAGCCAAGTTTTGAATATCTTCCTGGACGCCAGGATCGTCAGATATTTGATCAGCTAAGGATGACATATTTATCAGAACATCTCCTCTTTTCTGGATAAGCTTAGAAATAGTCTCATTGTCTCTCTCTTCACCGTTTTGCTCTTCATATTTAGAGTTATTTTCGTCTAATGCCGCGTCGACAGTAGCCACAGGGTTTACACGTGAATCAGCTTTAGCTTGCGCATTACCTTCGCCATTTATACCTTTTACATCATCTGATGATAATACGCCGCCTATACCACCTAATGCTCCTCCCCAAAGAGCCCAGCCACCCATTTGTCTGCCAATTTGTC